CAATTAAACAAGCTAAAAAAATTATCAAAGCATCTGGCGGTAAGCTAGACTTCGAGTCTATCTTTGGTCCTATTGAAGAAAGTAGTGAAAGTTAAGAGTGTTCAATTTACAAGTAACAGCGCAAGACTCTGCGTTGGACTTAGCTCTGGCTTATGCAGAATATGGAATAAGTGTAGTACCTCTCCATAGGCATAATAAAGTTCCGCCCAAAGAATTAGGGGGGTGGCAAAAATTCCAAGAGCGACAGCCGACGACGGAAGAAATAGAGAAATGGTTTAAAGGGCGAGATGATTTAGTCGTCGCTTTAGTCTGTGGCAAGTTTATTGTTATAGATGCAGATACACCTGAAGCAGTAAATTGGTGTGAGGCCAACTTACCAGTAACACCTTTTAAAGTAGCGACAGGAAAGGGGGTTCATTATTATTACAACAATCCAGAAAATTTTACCACTTGGGTAGCTAAGCGAACTGAGGGCTATGATCCAGCTAAGCTAATTGATATTAGAGGAGTTGGAGGTTTAATTGTTGCTCCTCATAACATTCATGCAACAGGTGCTATCTATACCCCTACAAGAATTGAGGATTGGGATCTAAACGATGTTGATGACTTGCCAAACCTAACTCAAGAGTTATGGGTAAAAATAACTGGAGTTGAAAAGGTTAATGGCAAACCAATAGCTGCGCCTTTATCTATTGATGGTATATCAGAAGGTGGTAGAAATGACCAAGCCGCTAGATTAGCTGGCTATTTAATAGCTAAAGGTTTAAATACAGAGTTTACAGAGTTTTTTGTTCAGTCTTGGAACGAACAAAATACCCCGCCCTTATCAGCAAGTGAAATATCTACAACAGTTAATTCAATACAAAAGACTCATGACAGAAAAAACCAACAAGCTCCAGCTTATATATCAACAACCAAGAATGTAAATGAGCCTGTCAATCTTTTTTCTCCTCCAGGGGTATTAAAAGATATCTACGAATACTCTGAACAGATAGCGCATATATCTCAGCCAGCTATCAGCATGCAAGCAGCTTTGTCTTTGGGTTCAGTAGCCTTGGGCAGAATGTATAGAACCAATATGAATAACTTTGCGTCTTTGTTTTTTATGTGTATCGCTAAGTCTGGCCAAGGTAAAGAAAATGTGAAGACAGTTGTTGAAACTATTTTAGATCATGCAGAGTATAGCGATTTAATGGCAGGAGATGGATACACCTCAAGTGGAGCTATTTATAGTTTGCTTAGATATAAGCCAACCCATATAACAGTAATGGATGAGTTTGGTAAAAGATTAGAAAGCATATCTAAATCTTCTAACTCAAACAAAGAAGACGCATTACAAATTCTTATGGAGACTTGGGGAAGATGTCATGGCGTTCTAAGACCAGACAACTATTCAATGATGACGCTAACGAATAAACAGCAAAAAGAAGTGTTGGACAGATCAACGATTAAACCTGCGATTACTTTGGTCGGTATGAGTGTGCCTAAAAACTTTTACGGCGCCTTATCAACAGGTCGTATTGTTGATGGATTTTTAAATAGATTTATTGTCGTTGAGTCTCATGTGCCAAGAACCGTTGGCAAAATGGTTTCTTTTGTTGAGCCTCCGCAATCGACTTACGATTGGGTTTCGCATGTAAGACAGGTTGACAATGAAATGGAGCAAATATCTAGAGACAATGCTGAGCTAGATTTTAAACAAAGAGTTTTAAAGTTTGATGATGATTCAAATGCTTTGCTTGATAGTTTGGCTTACAGATTAGTGGACCAACAAAATGCTTTAGAGAAAGAAGGCTTAGAAGTTTTGTTATCAAGAACAAGAGAAAAGGCTATGCGACTAGCTTTGATTGGAGCCTTGGCAGATGATCGCAAAGCCAAAACTATTAAAGGCGATATTACTCAATGGGCTATTGATTATGTTTATTACTACGATCAAGTATTAATTGAAAGCTGCAAAGATAAAGTTGCAGGTTCCGAAATGGAGGGACGTATTAAACAAATACTTAGCTTTATTAGATCGCAAGGGGAGTGGGGTATAAGTAAACGTGATATTGATCGACGTGAAATATTCAGATAAATGAAGTCATACGAAGTAAAAGAAATTATAGAAAGATTAAAAAACTCAGGGGAGATACAAGAAAAAGATTTAAGAGCAAAAGGAACTGGGCGGCCAACCAAACGTATTGTTGCGATTGACCCAGAATTTTTTAATGAAGATTGATAGGCTGGCTTTAAGAGAAAGTCTCAGCGATGTAGCTGTTGGTGTGGTAATAGCTTTGCCTTTATCTTTTTTTGTTCTTAACATGTGCAATTATTTTGATGCCAGCTTGTTAACGACCTCTATTATTCAAACAACAGTATTTACACTTGTTGCAATTATTCGCAAATATTGTGTTCGTATTGTATTTAAAAAGGGAGAACTCAATGGATAAACCAAAACCAAAAATGGAAAACATTAATGACCAAAAGCGCGAAGAACGCGTGGCTGGTTTTATAGAAGGACTTTGGAATGTTAGATGCCATAAACTACCAGTTAGTTATGGTTTGGATTACTGGTGTGAATCAAAAGAAGTTTCTTTCTGGCTGGAAGTAAAATGCAGAACTTTTGGTATTGAAAAGTATGACACTTTATTACTTTCGGCCAGTAAATTAAGAATGGGCTCAGCCTTGTCTTTAGCAACCAACCAGCCGTTTGTAATTGTGTATGCAATGACAGACAGCGTTTACAGTCATACCTGGAAAAGGGATCACATATACGATGTAAGATTTGGTACAATTGCAGAACCTGTTTATGAAGAAGATTCAGAACCTTACATTCATTTCAGCAAGGATGAGTTAGAATGTTTGTCTCCTCATCCTTTAGGTTTTGACAGAGAAGAAATGGGATTAGTAAAAAATTATAAAAAGGAAAAGTAATGGAAGACCCAACAGAAAAACTTTATTACTATAAAGGTTGGTTTTGGGATCATGTAAATAGAAGAATGTATCGCTGGCATGAGCTAGAGTTACTAATGAAAGAAAGAACCTTAAAGGAGAAGAACAATGCCGATCAACTCAAGAACCAAGGGAGCGACGTTTGAAAGAGACGTTGCTAAAATATTAAACGAATTTTTTGAGTCTGAAGGTATTGACTACGTTTGCAAGCGTAACCTAGACCAATATCAATCTAAAGATCTTTGCGATATAAATATTCCTCATCATGCTGTAGAGTGCAAGTTTTACAAAGAGGGGGACTGGTATCAACAAGGTTGGTGGGATCAAGTGTGCAAAGCGACAGACGGCCGTATCCCTGTTTTAATTTTTAAATACAATCGTAAGCCTATTCGGGTGTGCGTACCTTTGTATGCAATCAATCCTGAGTGGGATGAAGATAATGATAAGGTAACAGTTATGCCAATTAAAGAATGGTTAGAAGTGTTAAGAAATAACTGGGATCTTTATTTAATTAAAGGTTAGGCTAAGCCTCTTAGTCTTTGAGCGATATCCACATTTGCTGGAGATCCGCCTAATAAACTTGGGCTAACAATACCTTGAGATTGAGGAGGGGTAACAGCCGCAACAGTTGGTAAATCTTGCAACGTAGGTGTTTGTAATTTTTTAGCCTCTGACTGTATGCCGCCCTTTAAAGTTTCTAATATACCTTTGACTTCTTGACCCTCTTCGCTTTGCTGAAGCTTCTCAACTTCTCTGCTGAGAGCGTCTGATGCTTCGCCTGTTTCAACGGCTAATCCTCTAATACCGCCAAACTTAATAGTGTTAGCAACAAATTTTACAACTTCTGCAATAGAACTTTTGTCTGTTTTAGCAAGCATTCCAGTAATTCTTGGGTTTGAAAATATTGTTTTGTAAAGACCCATCATCGCAACTGTTGGCCAGAGAGCTACGTTAAATACGTTCAACGCAAGTGCTCCAGCTACCAAGCTACCAGCTCCCCCTGTTACTTCATCACTTACGGTTACTCTTAGTTGTCTTGCGTAACTTTTCAAAGATTGAGTCATCTCTTTGCCAAACATCGCTGTTAATGTTTCATCGTCGTATGAACGTAAAGCTCTTTCTAAATTGCCAGGCTTGAATATATCAGAAAGTTTGTTGC